CGTAGAAGAAATCGAATCTGTCAAGGCTGCTCTGGTAGAGCGCGTTGACGGTTATCTGGAGTACGTCGCTGACGAATGGCTCCAAAAGAATGAACTGGCCGTCGAGCACGGTCTGAAGTCCGAAATGACTGAGAGCTTCCTCTCAGGCATGAAGGAACTTTTTGAAGCACATTATGTATCAATCCCTGAAGATAAATACGATGTTGTCGAGAGCATGGTAAACAAACTTGATGAAATGGAGACTAAACTCAACGAGCAGATCGAAAGAAATGTCTCCCTGAATCACCGCCTCGCTGAGTCGGTTGCCGATGGGATCGTATCTGAGGTTGCTGAGGGTCTTGCCCTGAGCCAAAAAGAGAAGCTCGCCCAACTCGCCGAGAGTGTTGAGTTTGAAAGTGAAGACTCATATCGTGAGAAACTGGTCACTCTGAAGGAGTCATACTTCGGTCAGAAAGTCCAGAAAGAGACTTCGGAGAAGGTGTTAACCGAAGAAGCCGCCCCTGATTATTCAGGTTCTATGGCTCAGTACATGAACATCCTGAACCAAGTCGCTAAAAAGTGAATTTAATATTATCAAACACACAAACACTTTAACTTAGGTAAACGCAAATGTTCCAATCAGAGCATCTGCAGGAAAAGTGGGCCCCTCTTCTTAATCATGAAGGCCTTGGAGATATCAAGGACTCCCATCGTAGAGCGGTTACAGCTTGCCTGCTGGAAAACCAAGAGCGCTTCCTGCGCGAAGAAAGAGAATTTCTGTACGAAACCCCAACCAACTCCGCTAACGCCGCTGGCGCTGGTGGTGGATTCGGTGGTGGTGCTGCCGCTGGTGGCCCAACCGCAGGTTTCGACCCCGTTCTGATCTCACTGATCAGACGTTCAATGCCTAACCTGATCGCCTATGACATCGCAGGCGTTCAACCAATGAACGGTCCTACTGGACTGATTTTCGCAATGCGTTCCATGTACGGCACCGACCGTAATCCTGCAACTGGCACCGAAGCCTTCTACAACGAGCCTGATTCCGGCTTCTCCGCTCAAGACGCAGGTCTTGACCTCACCGCTGGCTTCACCTCACGCAACGCTGGTTTCGGTACAACCTCAGGTCAGTCGGGTACTAACCCATCTGTTCTCGGTTCATCCAACGCCGCCCAGGCCCTCTACAACGTTGGTCAGGGTATGGTCACTGGTGATGCAGAAGCTCTTGACGGAACTGGCTCGAATGCCTTCCGCGAGATGGGCTTCTCCATCGAGAAGGTCACCGTTACTGCAAAGTCACGTGCCCTGAAGGCTGAGTACTCACTGGAACTCGCCCAAGACCTCAAGGCTATCCACGGTCTTAACGCCGAGGCTGAGTTGGCAAACATCCTGTCAACTGAGATCCTGGCTGAAATCAACCGCGAAGTCATCCGTACCATCTACAAGGTTGCTGAGTCTGGTGCTCAGGCTAACGTTGCTACCCAAGGTACTTTTGACCTGGACGTTGACTCCAATGGTCGTTGGTCCGTTGAGAAGTTCAAGGGTCTGCTGTTCCAAATCGAGCGCGACGCTAACGCAATCGCACAAAGAACTCGTAGAGGAAAGGGTAACGTCATCATCACTTCTGCTGATGTCGCCTCTGCCCTGACCATGGCTGGTGTACTTGATTACACCCCTGCCCTGAACGCTAACCTGAACGTTGATGACACTGGCAACACCTTTGCTGGTACAATCAATGGTAAGTACCGCGTCTACATCGATCCTTATGCCGCCTCTGGTGGTGCTGAAGCCAACCACTACTACGTTGTTGGTTATAAGGGTTCTTCACCTTATGACGCTGGTATCTTCTACTGCCCATACGTTCCTCTCCAAATGGTTCGCGCCGTTGGTGAGAACAGCTTCCAGCCAAAGATCGGCTTCAAGACCCGTTACGGCATGGTCGCCAACCCATTCGCCGAGGGTACAACCCAAGGTCTGGGCCGTCTGCAGCAGAACGCCAACCGTTACTATCGTCGCGTCAAGGTTACCAACCTGATGTGATCGATACTCCTTCTGGAGAACACCGACCCCCGAAAGGGGGTCTTTTTTTGTCTAAATATAATGTTCTCTTTTATCTCCGTCGATGGCTAAGTCTGCTAATAAAGGCAAGAAAGGCTCTGCTAACAACAAACCACAGAACCAAGGCAACGCAACTGCCAAAAAGGCTAAGAATGGAGGTAAAAAAAAGTAAGTGTATGCCAAGAGAATGGAATACTTCTTTTAGGGAACCGTGGAACCCTATCATAAAGAAGTGCTTGGATGGTGTAGATCTCCACAATAAACTTTATTTTGAAACTAAAGACGCATTTCATCTAAATCAAGCTGATTTGCTTAGAGTGTATGTTTCCAGATTAAAAACCTGGATACATGATACAGAACCAGAGGGATTTCATAGACCTAAATAATCGTGTGTGAAGGAAGTGCGAAGAGGGGGTTTCGACCCCCTCTTTTAGCCTAAATACAAAGAAAAGCCCATGGCTGGTAATCCCTGTTTAGAACAGGTATCAAACAGAAACTTTCTGTCACCTGTTGGATTTAAATTAAAAATCAATAAGTGCCCTAAGGTCGATTTCCTGTCGGTAGGTGCAAATTTGCCAGGCATCACTTTAGGAACTGCATTGCAACCAACTTACCTCAAGGACATTGATCTTCCTGGTGACAAGTTGGTCTATGATGATTTTCGTGTCAATTTTATTGTTGATGAAAATCTAGAAAATTATAGTCAAATTTATAAGTGGATGATTGGACTTGGTTATCCAGATAGCCAAAAACAATTCATTGACCTGAGACAAGATGATGATTACTATCCCCAGATTGGTGATAGGGAAAATCCTCATGCAGAATTCTCTGATGGTACGTTAGAAATTCTTAACAGTAACCTGAGAGGTCAGGCATATGTTAAACTAGAAGGGCTCTTTCCTGTCGCGTTGAGCTCTCTTGACTTTGATGCAACTCAAACTGATATTAGTTACTTTACTGCATCAGTAACATTTAAGTACAAGATCTTCAAACTCCTTGATAAAAACTTTGTTGAAGTATGAACCTTGAGACAATTCAGGAGATGTGGGATAAAGATTCCCAGATCGATCCTGATGAATTGCACACCGCCTCTTTGGTGGTCCCTTCGTTACATTCTAAATACTATCAGTTATTCAATGATCTAAGACTTCTTCGGGCAAGAGCCAAGAAGAGGTATCAAAGTATTCTCCACGAACGTCATCTTTATTATTCAGGAAAGGCTGAACCAGAAGTTTACATCGACGATCCTTTCCCATACAAGGTAAGAGAAAAGGATGCATTACAGAGGTATCTGGATGCAGACGAAAAACTGACTGAAGCCGAACTCAAGATTGAGTATTACGACACGATGATTGACTTCTTGGAGAATATTATCAAGACGATCCAGAACAGGACGTTCCAGATCAAGAATGCTATTGAGTGGCAGAAGTTTATTCGTGGATATGATTAGTATCTCTAAGAAAAATGAAGTATACCTGAGAGTTGAGGCAGAACCTCATGTTTACTACGAACTCAGTGATGAGTTTACTTTCGATGTCCCTGGGGCTAAGTTCATGCCCCAGTATCGAAATAAGTATTGGGACGGCAAAATAAGATTATTCAACACACAAACTGGTGAGATCTACGTTGGTCTTCTTGACAAACTTGTAGCCTTCTGTCGAAGATACGAATACGAATATCAGTTTGTAGATAATAAGTTTTACGGAACACCTTTCGAAGAGAACGAGATGGTTTCTCTTGAAGGTGTTGGTGATTATATGAAAACCATCACAAGGTATGAACCAAGACCATACCAGATTGAAGGTGTTCATGATGCATTGAGATTTAATCGAAAGTTACTCATCTCTCCCACGGCTTCTGGAAAGTCGATGATGATCTATTCGATTGTTCGATATATGGTTGACAAAGGGCATGACGTTCTTCTAGTGGTTCCTACAACATCACTGGTTGAACAGATGTTCAAGGACTTTGAAGACTACGGTTGGGATGCAGAAAAATATTGTCACAAGATCTATTCTGGTAAAGAAAAGTATGACAATCGCCCAGTAACTATCACAACTTGGCAATCAATCTACAAGTTGGAGAAAAAGTTCTTTGCAAGATAT